CTGCTGATCAAAGCAGGCGTGGGGGTTGGTTTTGGATTTATGACTACAGGATCTGCAGGCTGTACTGGTTGCCAAGCTGGTCCTTCTCCCCACTTAGGCGAGAGAATAATCTTGGTATCGTCTGGGTTATTAGAAAGGCTTACCTTACTAATCTTACCCACGTCGTCTGCACTGAGGCCATTAGCCTTAAGCAGTTTTTCGATGGAGCTTAAAGCACCATCGGCTTTAGCGGTATTATAGGCGTCTTCTAGCGACATGCACAGTTTCCGTTTCTATGTTCCTTGAGTGATGTTAGTCCGAATGTTGCACCTGCATTTTTGTACAGCGTAAATAGACTCCTCGTAGAGAAGTCGTCATCATTAAGTGATTCTATAAAGGCTTTTAGATCAGCCTCTGTGAGAGTTGTAGCCCAGGCGCCAACAACGCACTTGTTTGCTACATTGGTATTTTCTTCTTTTGCTTTTGAATACAAAGCAGTTAAACTCATGTTGCCCCCCAACTCTGAATAGCAGGGTAACAAAATTACCCTGCTTCCAGTATAACCGATTTAGTAAGAAGTTTCCATTCCTTCTGACCATGAGTCCTTCTGACGAATGACTGATGGGTTTACAATGCGACCGTTAGCTTGAGTCAATCCAGCTGCTGGTTCGGTCTGTGGTGCGTAGCTGGCCTTAACGCCATACTTAGCACCTAGGCGCTCTTGTCCTGCATAAGGACGGTTTGCACGAACACCTGGATTCTGTACTGCTGGATCGGCAGACTGATTAGAGGTGTGCTTTACAAGCGTACCCTTTTCAGGCTTAGCTGAAGGTGAGGTGAATGAAACTCCTGCACCCTCTGACTTGCGGCCTTGAGTATTCTCAGCTGCTACTGCAGCATCGATATCTGATTTTGCCATGTTGGTACCTAACTGTTTAGAGATCTCTTGGTACTAATGATAGGTTAACTTACCGAGATTGTAAAGACTATCGCTGAGATGTTGCCATCTCTAGACTCTACCGTGGTAAATCCTGGTCGGCAGTTTAGATCTAGTCCACGAGGGGCTACATAGCCTCTAGCGATTGCGATTGCCTTTACTGCCTGGTTTACTGCTGAAGCTCCTACTGCCCGGAGCTTAATCTGTGGGGCCTCATATAGTGCATGAGCAATAGCTGAGCCTACAGCTTGGGCATTTGATCCTGCGCTTACACGCAAGAAGTTATCTTCTTCTGTCAATTTGTGGTCCTTTAGGTTCGATTTTTAGTCGCCCACCTAAAGGCATATATTACGGTGTATCTCCGTATCCCGCATCCCTAATTAGGGAGACAAAATCTTCTAATCTGAGGCACACCATAAACTCCCCCACAGAGGCCTCTCCCTGCCCGTTTAAGCGGAGAACAACAACCGGTAGGTCATCTGCCTTAGCTCTTTCTTTAAGCTGCTTCATAGCCCCGCTAGGGTTGAAATCAGCCCGTGCTTTGACTTCCCAGTCTATGCCTACAGTACCGGTTATATCTGTGCCAGCTCTACCGGCCCCAGTACTTTCTGCAAATGGAAAGCCACGCTTAGCTAAGTACTCAGCTACTAGCTTCTGTGTCCGGTAACCCCGGTGCTTCCTGCTCTGGCTTGGCACGAAGACCCTCCCTATCTAGATACTCGTCAATCATCTTTTGATTATCAGCCATCTCAGCTTCAATCATAGCGATCTGTCCCTCAGTAAGCTTATCTTTTCCTGCCTCAAATAGCTGCTTACCAAGCTCTTGAGCTTGCATGAATACCGCCATGTTATAACGTTCACGAGCTTTGAGGAAAGCCTGTTGCTCAGCCCTGCGGGCCTCAATTTTTTCCTGACGCTTACTCACTGGCATTATGCAGTGAACCTCCTGGTTCTTGATCTCATGCCGCCACCATCTGATGTGCGACGAGTTAATTCACGAGAAACCAACTGCGAATCCCTTTCAACACTGAGAGTCTTAGTCTCAATAAGCTTACGGAAAGCGTACTTAATATCTAGCTCGTGCTGTAGTTCCTGTACGGCTTCGCTGCTTGCAATCTGTGCCTTAATTAAAGCAACTCGGTCACCTTTAGATCCGGTCCAGTTCTTGATCATACCGGCAGCTTCAGCGTTATCTAATGCACGCTGAGCCTCTCTCTCATTAATAATAGCAATAGCTTGAGCACCGGCAAGGTGATCATTCCATTGTGTGAACTGTACGAATAGATCCATGAGGCCTTCGTCATCTAGCTCAGTAATATCTCTAGGCAATGAAGGAATATCTTCTTCAGGCTTGGCTGTCAAGGAGAACCCAAGCTCATTCATTGACGCTAATACATCTCTACTAATACTCATCCCAACTCCTTCTCAATGGCTTGGATAGTAGGGCAGGGGTAAGGAATAGCCAAACTATTTTCTTTAATGTCTACAGAACAATGGAAACAAGTTCCACCGCCTTTTGATAAATCAATGTCCACGAACGCAGGAGCGTAAGGTCTATGTAATTCCACTACTGCACGAAGGGCTGAATAAGCAGCGCCAACTTCAGTACTGTTTTCCCAAGATAGCTTTTCGTCTAGGTGCTTGAGCAATTCATCGTGTGTCATTTTGCCTCCTGAAATGGGGCGCAACGTTTACACCCTTTCTCTATATCAATACTGCATAGCGGTGGGCGATCATTTTCTGCTGCCCATGCTACGTCTAGAGCCTTGTCAAAGATTTCTTTAGTGAACTCAGGATTGTATTGAACAATGAATTCTTTATATTCTTGGTTTGCCTTAAGCTCGTAGATGAATACGATTTCTTTAGGGGCATCAGGCAATAGACCTTCTTCTACCATAAGGTGGCAAAGGTGTAGGTATACCTGTCCTTGAAGTTGGTGAGAACGGAAAGGCGTCTTAACGTTTTTCCATGCCTTCTCTACATTGTCCTCAGATTGGGCCATAAGAGCCGGAGCTTCCATTCTAAGACCACCGGAACCAATAGACTTAATCTCAATTAGGCAATCATCTCCAAGGCCTTTAATCCAGCCGTCAGCGTGTCCACGGATCATGTGCTTATCGCTACTAAGTGGAACTTCTTTGTACTCAATAGTATTGGCTGCGTAGCCTACTAAATCTTTAGAGGTGGCCCAAGTGTAATCTTTAGTTTTGGAGTCATACCACTTACCGTAAAGCACACCCATTTCTTTAAACCAGGTTTGCCACTTACTGTGGATAAGATGTCCCTCTGCAAAGATAGAAGCTAACCTAGCGGTAGGTTTATCACGGGTCTCTACGTAGTTACCCTTAATAGCGTGGTACTGTGCTAGCGCACACCAGTCGTCCTTGATGATATCTGAGGGATGAATATAGCTCATATCACGATCATCGAAAGGACGTGACAATACGTGGCGCTCTACTGCGCCCATAAGCCTAGTCTCTCGCTTGTTAGCTGTAAGAAATGCCTTTAGATCTTTACTGGCAATAGTCTTAGGTTTGCCCATACTTTCTGCCCTCTTTCTCCAACCACTCTTCTAGAGTGATCCCCTGTTTTTTAATTCTACGCTCAACAGCATTGCGTTCTCTGTGGGACATACCACCGAAAATACCATGTTGCTCTGCATTCAGTATAGCTTCCTTTAGACACTCTTGTCTAACCGGGCACGGGGGCCTACCATCCTTACCCCAACAAATTGCTTTTGCTTTGTCTGCAATAGGTTTATACAACGCCTTATCACGTGGAGGAAAGAAGATTTCTGTGTCTTCTCCTTGACACTTTGCATCATAGCGCCACGTCCATGAGGGGTCGTCACTGTAACGTAATACCAATTATTCACCTTGTTCATCGTGGCCCCCCACACCCTTATTGTACATTGCATCGGTTAATTCATGAAAATGGTTCTCTAGAAGGATGACATAGTCCTCCCCATCCAGATGAAATGCCAGTACTGGCTCTCTGCTATCTAGGATGGCCTCTTTAGTAATCTTTTCTAGGACTTCTGATTGGATACTAAAGGACTTCTTGGACGTCCACTTATGCTCAAATAGGTAGTGATCATTACGCACATCGCCCTTCCGAGACCAAAAGGCCCCGGAAGCAGCGCTGCGAACTCCACCAGTAAGCTTGGCTAACCTCTTCTCATGCTTGAGGGACTGCCTCTGACCCTCACTCTTCATCAGGAGACTCCAACATCAGGGCCGGACTATTCCTAAGGGTATCCATAACGGCGGCGCTGATCTCAGCACTGAGGTCAACCTCTTCTCTCAAAGAGTCAATTAAAGCCTGAGCACCTTGCCATTTGCGATCCTTATAGTACATCCAACCTCCACGGCGTTCTACGATGCCATTGAGGATAGAGAGAGCGACGATTTCCTTACCGGTATCGTAGCTGCCTGCATCTACTGGACCACCATCAGCAAAGTAGAAGTCTAGGTATGCAGTCTGTTGTGGTGGGTAGGTCTTGTTCTTAATAGTACGGACACGGATAGTTTGGCCTACACGCTTCTTCTCCTGTCCTGTGCCTACCTCAAGCCAATCGTCGCGCTTTACTTCGCAACGAACGCTGTAGGCATAGTCTTTGCCAAGACCTCCCGGTGTTGTACGAGGATCGCCATGCATGACGCCAATCTTCATACGGTATTGATTAATCATAATGCCCAAGATTGGGCGCTCACTAGCAATAAGATCTCGCTTAGTAGCTGAAGCCACCTTACGGAAGAACTTATTAGTGATTAGAGCTCCTCGTCCAACGGTGAACTCTTCCATGTGTTTTTCGTCTTCCGCACTAGGAACGAGAGCAGGAAGGCTGTCAACAACGACCATATCAACAGCTTTGCTTTCCATGAATTGAATAACCGCATCGAATGCGTCCTCCATACTGTTAGTCTCTACAAGCAGTACTCGTGAAGTATCTACCCCACAAAGTTCTGCATAGTCTGGATCGAAATCTTCAGCAGCGATCCATACTGCTGTAAACTCTGGATTGATAGCTTGGTTAGCAGCAATTGTCCTAAGAGCAAGAGCTGTCTTACCGTGTGAAGCTTCGCCTACCAATTCTACCCAACGGTTCATAGGCCAACCTCCGCCAAGAACTACGTCAAGAGTTAAGGAGCCTGTAGGGATTCTTGCAGGAAGTGTTACCTCACCGGCAGTAACAACAGTGCCTGCACCCAGCTTCTTATTAATTTGGGCAGCAATCTTTAGCGCCTCTGAGTTGATTGTCATTGTCATTAACCGATCCTATCTACGATGATGTTTGGATTAAAGCCGCTTCCTTGTGCAGGTTGTTTAGCAGGAGTTGCCGCACCACTACTGCTGCTTGGCATGCCTGCTCCACTTCCTTGTTGAATCTTTGGATAGCCACAGTCATAGCAACGCATAACGTCAAAGGAGCCGTTCTGTGTAGACTGCACCCCGACCTTCATATAGTTACCGCTATAACAGTTTGGACAGCTTGTGGCTTGGTTCTGGCTTTGAGCCTTGGTTAAGGTTTGATCTGTCTTAGGATCATAGGTAACTGGAGCGTTACCTTGTGCAGGCCTATAGACTGTGCCTTGACTTGGACCTGTAGCCGGAGTGCTACTCGGTGCGGGTTGAGCCCCGCCTAATTTTTCTGCCCACCAATTACTCGCCATGAACTTTTTTTCCCCTCTGTTCAATTAGGCCTAGATTAAATAATGTGGATACACAAGATAGTGTAGAAGACAAGGACACCAGCCTAAAAAGCTTTGCCAGGTTTTCTATATCTTCTATACCATACTTCTCTAAATCATCGGCGCTTTCATCTTCAAGAAGGTACGCCGATATAGCAATCTTGGAACAAATCTCTGCGTGAGAATCAATGAATGGAATTAGCTCAGAGAACTTCTCAAGACGGTCTTGACTTGCCCGCTCTTCCATTTCTGCAACCTCATCGGAGATTGGAGGAAGTCCCATAGCGTCTGCTATTTCTTCAGCAGGCATCAGCATTGAATCGTAGATAACTTGCCTAATCAATACTGGCAAGGGCAGGTGGGTAACCCTATTGTCTTCAAAGACAACCCTAGGACTCTTCTTACGCTTAAACCTATCAAACATTACTTAGCCTCTCCCCAACGTTGTACAGTCTTAACCTCTGCGATCATAGGGATGTTAAGAGCATTGATACCTTCCATAGCTTCACGGATTGCCGCTTCAGTTTCTTCTGCAAGATTGTCAGGAGTAACTGTAACCAGTTCATCGTGGATAGTAAGAATAAGACTTGCCTCATCCGGGATCATTTTGTTTGCCCTAATCATAGCAAGCTTAATCAAATCGGCAGATGAGCCCTGGATAACTGTATTAAAGGCTTGACGTTCTGCTCTAGATCTTTCCCACTGCACACTGGACCGTAGGTCTGGTAGATACCTGCGACGACCCATATAGGTAATGGCGTAAGGTATTGGAGCACGGTTGCGACTCTCGCTAATGATTTGCTTCTTGTACCTAGCTACAGAAGGGAACTTGTGAACGAACTCATCAAGTAAGTTCCTAGCCTCATTAACAGAGACACCAATAGAGTTAGCAATCTTGTCTGGTCCCACGCCGTACATCATTGCCAAAACTAGCTGCTTAGCAGCGTCACGGTTTACTCCGACAGTGTTACCGATAGTGGTATAGATATCTTCTCCCTCAAGATAGGCACCACACATAATGCGGTCCTTACTAAAGGATGCAAGAACACGAGGTTCAATCTGTGAGTAGTCGGCCACTACAAGCTTGTAACCCTCTGGGGCTATAAACAAGTTTCGGATAGCCTTACCATTCTTAGTACGTGGGTTAGGCACGTTCTGAAGGTTAGGATTACGACTGGAGAAACGGCCGGTCTCTGCACCGTACTGAATGAAGTCAGTGTGGATACGGTTCTTAATCATAAGAGACTTCTTGGCAACAACCTTAGACTTGCCCGAAGTTGTACGAGTAATATCTCCACCAAGGTATGGAATAACATAGGTAGTCAAGAGCTTATTTAAGTCTGAGTATTCTAGTAATGCATCTACCAAGGCATCCTTGCCCTGGAACATTTTGATAGCAGGCTCTGCAACCGAGAAGTCAGTTACTGTAGGGGCATTGCCAGCATCTACACGCTTTTGTCCTGCAGGGGTCAGGGTCTTAGGACGAAGACCACGACCGCCCTCGGACTTCTTAGAGAATAGAATGCTCTGCTTCTCAGGCACGCTATTGATGTTAAAGGCCTTGCCTGCAAACTTATAGATATTTGCCTTGGTAGTCTCAAGCTGTAGCTCTAGGTCTTCTTTCAATGTAGATAGGGAGCTGACGTCAATGTCTGCACCACGAAGCTCCATGCGGCAAATTACATCCAGGACATCCATTTCAAGGCGGAAGATGCCAGTGAGCTTATCGGTAACGAGGTCTTGTTCATACTTCTTATAGAGCTTCCAGGTCCACTCAGCGTCTAACCCGGCATAGGTAGCAACCTCATCGAAGGAGTACTTCTCTACTTCTTTACCAACACCCTTGACCATATCGTAGCCAAGCTCACGCTTCAAGCAGTCAGCAAGACCAAGGTGAAGGCTGTTGCGAGTATTAAGAACGAATGCAGCGTTTAGAGTACAGAAGTAGGGTTGAGCAGGTAGTTCCTTTGTGTACTTAGTAACGCTCTGTAAATCAAACTTTAGGTTATGACCAATCTTAAGCTTATCACTGTTGAATAGTGGCTTGAGCTTTTTAAATACTTCTCCAGCAGTAAGTTGTTCTGGAGCTTCTGAAAAAATCTTTGTAGCCTTACGCTCATCTTTGCTATAGTCTGCAGGACGGATGGGCAAGCCTTTTAGAATACGCTCTTGAGCAGATGGAAGTAGTGGGAACTCAGTGCGTAGGTAATCACCATTAGGGTGACCCATAGGAATAACATCAACACGGCCTTCAGTAGCCATGGCAATCCAAGTAACAATATTAAGTCGTGGATCTCCACGATGATCTCCTACAGTTTCAACGTCAAAGACAAAGGCGTCTTGTGCCATGTAGGCATCGAACACCTCATCAAGTTGTTCTGCGGTAGTAACTATATTCATTGCTCTCCCTAAGTTGAGTTAGGGGCCCGTAGAAAGGAGGTAAAACCGGGCCCCCAACAAATGGACTAGATTAGTTAGCCGCTGCGATTTCCCGAGCGATCTCAGCCAACTCTGCCTTAGTGGACGTATGGAGAGCTTCAGGTCCAAGAGGTTTCATTGTCTTAATCAACTCAGCGCAAGCGATTGGGTCTAGTTGCCATTCCTCAGCTAAATCCCGCTCCTTTACAGGAACGATTGAATATGTGGTCTTCTGACCGGTACCGGACTTACTTACAGCCCAGTAAAGGTCTGGACGATTGAGAGGGCCTGTCTTTGGATTAGATGCAAGCTTCTCAAGCTGACCACAAAGACGAATGCCTACAGTCATAAGCTGGACTTGTGGGTCTTCGTCTGAAAGGTTTAGAACGGTGAACGCAAATTTTTGGTCTGGCTTACTGCCTACCTCGATTAGAGGATCGCCTTCGCCAATACTAATAAAGGACTTCTTACCTGGACGATTGATCCAGTGTTGCATGAAGACCATTGGTTCATCGGAGATGAACTTAATAAGCTGGACATCTTCATCAAAGCGGAAGTCAGTAGCAAAGGTCTTTGTGCTCTTAGCACTGGCCTTCTTAGCTGCTGCCCAACCAGTTTGGATTACAGATGAGTGTGCTGGAACTTCGTTTTCGTCTTCTTCAATAAACAGCTCGGCATCTTCTTCAACCTGTGCTGTTGCATATTGATCAACGTTTGGTGCGGTCTTGACTTTCAATGAGGCGCTCATGGCGCTCCTTTCGGTAGTTGGCTGATATCTGGGATTCTGTCGAATCCGTACGATAGGTTGTTAAGCGGTTTCTTGACTGTGAATAATCTTCCAAGATTCTGCCAATTCAATTGACAGATCTGAATGCCTATTCCAATCAACTCTAGGAGTCCCAATGAGATTCCTATCTTGGAAACTTTTGATAGCTGATTCAATCATAGCTTTGGAATACATACGCCAACCTGGCTTCTTTACTCCATCAACTAACATTGACTTAAGACGGTAGGGTGCACGTGGTATATAACCCTTGCGTTCCCAAAGTCTGACTGTCACTATCGGTCTTCCCAGTGCTTGGCACAAAGACCCTACACTGTAAAGCTCTACCGACTTTCCATTCGGTAGTGTTTTAACCTGTGGATTTTCATCCCAGGAACCTAGTAATGCTGGCTTCTTTGGAGTTACTCCTGGATCTAGAGGCCGACGTTTTCTTTTAGAACCTGGATAGTATTCTTCCAAGTCTTCAAAGAACTTATCTACTTTGTCTTCATCCATCTTATTCCTCTACGATATAGAAAGCATATGAGACAGTCTTTGGAAACATCTCATCGATTTCTTCCTCCGTAAGGAGACCGTCATAGAGGCAAGCCATAACTTCTGACTCATCTAATACTGGAACCATTTTATAGCAGCGGTTATAAATATCCTTCTTCTTAAGAATATCTTCTGCTATGGATTCATTTAAAGATTGTGATACACGACGTTGGCGCTTAAGAGCTGTTACACCAGATACTTTCTCTGGTAGCTCGTAGATAAGGTGACCCTTTTCGTCAGGCTCGCCGTCTGTATCAACTAGCTCAGATAGCTCTGACTTAATTCTGTTCTGCTGCTTGGACATGTCATCGATATTACGCTTGATTGTGACATAGTCAGCCACCTTGGCTAGCAAGGGGTTTATTGGCTTTGGATCTTCTTTTTCAATAACCTTTGGCATGAGCATCTCCTCCTGCCTCCAGTATAGGAGATTATTCGAGAGATTGCAAATCGGTGTCAATATAGGCCTTTAGGGCCTCAATAATGACGTCTGTGACAGTACGCTTGTCCTCTGCGGCCTTGTTTTTGACAGCCGTCCAGAGCTCATCTGATACCCGGATGGTGCGGGTTGGGGTCTTAGGTGCGTTTGGCATAGTGACATAAGTTTAGACTGAAATGTTCTCTAGGAAAGCCCTAAGTGTCCCCACTGTTAAATTCACCCCTCCGGCCTCGTTTATACCCTCGCCATCAATGATGGCATTGGCCACAGACATCTTCTGTACCAGCATGGCATGTTGGCGCTCTTCGATGGAACCCTCCATTAAGAAGTCTTGAATAACGATGACAGGCCAACTTGAAGACGCCCTGCGAATTCGTCCATTCCTTTGAAGAGCCAACCCAGCATTCCAAGGCAAGTCGTAATTAATAAGAAGGTTAGCCTGAGGCAAATCAACACCATATCCACCAGCATCGCTGGAAATAAGAAGACGACAATTAGGATCAGTCTGGAAATGGACTTTCGCCTGTTCTTTTTCTTTTGCATTCATAGCTCCTGTATATCCGGCCGATTCGTAATCTATTAATGTTTCTTTTATTAGTACAACCATATGTACATAGCTAGTAAAGATGACGGCTTTATTTGCCGCATCCTGCTCTAGGAAGTTCTCTACATATTCTTTAAGGGCGGACAGCTTTGGAGTCTTGACTAGCTTCTCTAGATGACCGGCTTCTGCCAGATCACCTACATAACCTGAGGTAGTCTTTGAATGGTTAAGCAAGTCATGGTGGTCACAAAGCATTCTTAGGGCAGTTAGCTTTGACATTACCTTGCCTTTAAGAGCATCCATAACATCATTGGTTTTCTCTCCAGCATAGTGGGAGAACAGGTCAAAGGATGATCCAAAAGAGTCTACGGCCTCATCTAAATCGGCAAGTAACTCCCTAGCAATATGCTTGTAGAGCTTGGCACCGGCATGGTCAAATTCAACCAAGATAGGTTCTGCAAAGATAGTATCTGGAAGATATGGGGCAACATCTGGGTCTTGTTGGCGCTTTCGTACTGACGCCGATCCCATAGTCTTACTTAAAGTAGGTAGGTTGCGGTAACGTTCAACCCCACCAAATTGATTCCTAATAATAAATGTTTTATCAAATAGATCAAACCTACCCAAAACAGCTTTGTCTACAAACTGCATGATTGAGTACAGCTCTTCCGGCTTACCGTTCTCAATAGGTGTTCCGGTTAGGGCAAACTTTACGTCGCTCTTTAAATCCTTTACATGCTTTGAACGTTTGGATCGGAAGCTTTTAATAGCTGTTGCTTCGTCACACACGACAAATCCACGTCCGAGTTTTGAGACGTAATCCCAGTCATTAACAACTTGCTCGTAGTTGATAATGACGTAGTCGTATCCTCCGGCAAGAGCGTCAGCATATTGCTCTTCCCGTTGTTTTTTGGTTCCATCAATGACCAAAGGGTTTGCACCACCATCGGTAAATTTCCTAATCTGTTCTGCCCACTGGTACTTCAGTGAGGAGAGACAAATAACTATACCAGGTTCAGTAATATCTTTAAGGTCTTTTAGTTTTTCTATAGCGGCAATAGTCAGAACAGTTTTACCCAGGCCAAGGTCGTAGGCCACAAGCATCTTCTTGCGGTTTACCATGGCCTCTACGGCCTCAACCTGATATGGTAAAAGTGTTCCTGTAAACATTACTTCCAGCTTCTATGTGACTTAATATAAACCGTCATATATGCTAACGAGCCAAGTATGAATCCATACTGCTTTGTATGGAAGGCGTAGATAATCCAAAGTGTTTCATTAAAGAAAAGCACGACCCAGCCCATGCGGTTCTTGCGCCCAACGATGTAGGTACCTGTGATGCCACAGAGTGCTAGGATCCAGGACCACATTAGATGCGAGCCATCAGGGTAGTCTTGACTGCAAACTCTAGATCTTCTAGTGAGCTGTTGTTGTGGACATAGGCATCGAACTCCCAGTTGTCCATATCATGCTCTGATACATGATCATTGACTGCCTTTACCCCATTACGCTCTACACGCCATATCTGTGCGTTGCCTTTTCTAAAAGGGGACTTAAGTGCTTCAGCCTCATTTTGAAAGCGAACATCCGTTATTACATAGTGTCCGTCACCCACTGTGCTAATAGCCTTATTAATCCAAATGTCTGAATCAATAACAGTTCTAGCACCTACTCCCAATGCCTGAAGTAAACGACGTACTTCAGGTTCTTGTTTAGCAACATCCCAACCATCTCGGTCTACAACAGTTTTTAAATCCCATCCCCCACCGTCAAACTCAAACCCAACTATGGGATTCATTTTGTATAGAAGTTCACGAATAGGGTCAGCAAAAGCTACACGAGTAAACCCGTGATTTTCTACTAAATAATTAGCTACAGTGTCTTTACCTGACTGGGCGTACCCAGATAGTCCAATGATCATACAAATGCCCTCTCTCCAAATACGGAATGCTTAGCACTTCCTAATCCCAGTATAACCGATTCTTGGTCCATATCGCCAATGTCCTTAGCATCTGTGGTGTAGTTAAAGAACTTACACTCTAATCCGTTTTCCTTAAGCTTAGCTAACATCTCCTTAGAAGCCTTAAGTCCGGCTGCATCTACCTTGGGGTTATCAAACGCAACCACTAGACTATCTGCAGCCCTCATCAATGAGAGTTGGTCCTTGCTGAAGGATGCTCCGTAAGTTGCAACCCCACCAGATATTCCCAATGATAATAGCTTTACGCAATCAAGAGGAGACTCAACTATGATCATTGGACCACCGGTATATTGGGCAAAGCCAAATAGAGTCTGGGACTTCTTTACGCCGGTGGGGCGGTTACGAAAGAGTCTGGTCTTCTGACCTTTCTCCTGCCAGCCCATCAGCTTACCTGTATGCGGTTCACGGATTGGAAGCACCCAAGCCTCTTGTCTTGTATCCCAGAGTACTCCGTAGGCCTCAACGGCCTCCACAGACAAACCTCGGGCTTCTAAAGCCCATTCTGGGGGCGATGTATAGAGGGCCAGACGAGCCTCAGACATCTCTAAAACTCGTGGGATTGGCACATAGGAGTTTTTAGCTTCCTCCAATTGCTTTACCAAAAGCTCAAAGTTGACCTCGATATTCTGACGAAGCCAGTCCCTAGCCGCATCAAAGTCTAGACGGCCCCACTGAGTTTCAAACTCATTAATCTCTGCAACTAGAGTAAAGAGAGTTCCCTTATACCCACAAGAGAAACAGTGATGAACTCCGGTCTCCGTGTTAATAGACCAGGATGGGTTTGAGTCTTGACGCCCTGTTCTTTCAAGGTGCATAGGACATAGGCCAATAAGCTCATCGCCCCGCTGGGATACTTCGATACCCATGCGGAGCAGAGCCGTCTCTACATCGCCCTCACGATACATCATTACCTACATTCGTTACAGTAGTTAGCAGTTCTTACATTGTTATAACCTGTTCGATACATCCTGCCACAATGAATGCAACGAACTTTTACTCCATGTTCTTTAGCATCTTGCTTTTGTGCGAAAGGTGAGAACTCTGTGAGCCAAACCCAGGCAGTAAAGATTCCAATAAGGAAGCAAATGCCGCCAAAGATTACATATGTCATAATCCCTCCAATCCTATATTTACTCCGGGCATTGGGGCAGTAGCTAAAGTTCCGCACTCAATGCATTCCATAGTTTCAAAGTAGGCCGCAATGGCGCCTTCTTCATCCCAACTTACTTTTAGATTCCATACATAGCATCCACATGGGCAAACCATTGTAGGAATATCGCCACGGATATCCATAGCCTGTGTGTAATCTGGCTTTACATCGTTGATGTCTTTAATTTTCTTAACCGCTTCCTGTCTCGTGGGGTGGTGCCTCCCCAAATGCCCTCAAGCGTTGGAGACTGCATTGCGTACTCTAAACATCTATCCTTGATCCAACAATCATCACAGACTGCTTTTGCCTTATTAACTGTATCTATATCCGTGTACAACGTTGGAAAGAAAAGATTTATATCTTCCTCTATGCAAAGCTGTGTTCCATCGAAGGGACTAGATTTGCTGACCAAAAGATC